GCGCGAAGGGAATGCTGAAAAATTTATCCATAGAAGTTCCCGTTGTCAAAGTTCTCGCGGTAGACGCCAAAGCCCCACCCCGCAACCTCGCTTAGTACCACGTAGTCTGCTCCAACCCCCGCCGGTCGTGGAAGCAAGTCATACTCATTGAGCACAAATTCCAGGGCGGCCCCGAGAGGCACCATGAAGATGTAACGGATTTTCATTTCTAGTGAATCCGTTACATACCCCCAGCCCGGTCCGAACACATTGTAGAGTATGGCGTTCGCCTGCGGGACACTATGCCGCGTGGTCAATTGGTAGTACCGCAGGCGAAGCGCCAGCCGGCGTTGCTCCGTGGTCAAAACGATGTTGCCGCTGGCCACGAAGTTGCCGTTTTCGAAGTTTTCATCGTCTGCGGCGAACCCCCAAATCGGCTTATCGGGGTCGTCGGAAGGCGTAACCGACAGGGGCACCCCCAAGATGACCGCCCACACCATGAGACCGAAGTTGTTGGCGGTCTGCAAGTTGAAGACGTCGGTGTACCAGTCTGTCCAAAAAGCGGTTTGATTCTCGTCATACCACGCTTGCTTGGCCCGCAACAGTGCTTCCAGGCGGTCAGCTTCGTTGTACTGCCACAGGAGCGCCCGCAACAAGTTGACCGAGTAATCAAAGGCTTGAACGATCATGCTACGACAACGGTAATACCGTTCTCCGCAATCGTGGCGATCTGGTTGAGGGCGATGGGGATTTCAACGACCTGATAATTTATGACCGACTGCAAGGTGAGTTCAAGCTTCTGCACGTACAGGCCAGGGCTCAAGATGTTGACCGCGCCCGCCAGTTCGAAGGGGGACACAGCCGCCCCTACCGTAAACCCGGCCTCGCCGTTGATGTCGCCCCGGGCAAAAGCCAAAATGGCCGTTCGAACCAAGGTCTCCGGGTCTCCCGTCGCGTTCATGACCTTGACCGTCACACGTGCGAGGACGGCGATGGGCGTCGGCCGGTCGAACTTCACTGGGTATACCTGCCCGGAGAGCGGCTCAGTCACGTTCACCGTGGTGCCGCCGTTGTACCCGGCCCCCATGCTCTTGCGTTCAAGTAGCGTGGTCGCCACGGCAAGATTCGTCCCGCCGTCCACGCAGGCGTAAATGCTGTGCGCGGCCATCAAGATGCCGTCGATCGTGGCCGAGCTATCCCCGACGTTTTCCCGAAAGCTGAGTGACCGCACGCCCTCGGTGTCCATGAGCCCCGAGATGATGGCCTCCGGGCCGCCGGAACCTTGGAGCGCCAGGGTCTGGCGACGGCGGATGCGGCTGGCCCCATCGGATTCGACAAGGCGCCCCAGGATCGCCGCGTTTGCGTTGGTGACGGACTCCCACCCGAGCACGCCAGAGACCACCGTATCGAGGGCACCAGGGTTACAGGCGATGGGCCCGAAGTCCACCGCCACGAAGTCCACCGTGGCCGCGCCGCCCGCATCGAGCGTCACGTCACCCACTGATTCAAACTCCGTTCCGTCGGCTTTGGCCGCCCGGGTACCCGCAGGAACCAGCGTTCCCGCCACCCCCGCGAGCGCAACCGCCGCGATGGTGGACTTCGTGGCCGCAAGGCGCTGGCCCCCCGTGAGGGCCCAAATGGCGTCAAGAAACACGCCGCCCGCAATGTTCGGGTTAATCTGGTTGGCCAGGGCGGCATTGTTGGCCACCGCATTCGCCCGGGCGATGGTCTCCGCCGTAATCAGGACGCCTTGGGGGGTGTTGGGGGTGACCACGAGGTCAGACCCAAACACCGCCCGGTACTCGTTCTCAACCTCGGTTCGGAGGTCGGCGGTATCCGGCACAACGACGCCGGTTTCTTCAATGTAGAGGTAATCAGCCATTGACCGTCCCCGTGCCGTAGGTGGTGGAAATGTCCGCGCGGTACTGCAGTTCGTCACCGACCACCACGGAAACGAGTTCGGAAACTTCTATTACGTCTTGAACCCCTTCCAGCGCTTCCCGCATGAACGCCTCGAACTGCAAACGATTCGGGGAGCCGTTCCAGATGGTTTCAAAGTTCGGCAGACCTTCGTCAACAGCGTAAATCATCTCACCCCGCTGGGTCTTGGCCGCGTGCTCGCAATTCTGCGTGACGGCAGGCAGACCCGAGAACAAAGCTAAGGAGCCGTCCGCCCCGATGAACAGGTCATTTTTATCGTCAACGGCAACAGTCAAAGTCATACCGTGGGCCCTCCTGAAGTGCCGGCGCCCGGCTGCACGCCCGTGTGCTTGTGGGTGTCGAACGGAATATCATTGATGATAACCGGCACCCCTCCGATCGTGATGGCCGCAGGACCCACTTCAATCTTTGCCGCACCCGCCGCCAGCACTACCCGGTCAGAGTGCACAGAAATTTTCACGGAGCCGTCCCGAGACTGCAGCACCGCCGCCGCCGCATCTTCTCCTGCAACGGTAAATCCGGTCATTACGTCGGGGATGAAAAGTGCGTCCTGAAAGGTGTGGAACCTCAACGTGTTGGGGGCCGACGGTTGGTAGTTCTGCAGGAACAGACTGATGTCTCGATCATTGGCCTTGATCCACCCCAAGTCCCCAGGCTGCAAGGGGAACGACAGGACGAAGCCGCCGCCGCCCGCTTGCAACACGGGCACGCTGGCGATCATGGGGCGATCAATTTGCTCCCCCGCAGTGGTCAGCACACGCACCAAAGGTTGCACGGTCACGCGTGGATTGTCTCGATCCCCGTTGAACGACACAACTCGCGCAGGCAACATGTCGTCCACGCCCTGCAGAAACTTTCTCAGGACAATATTGAAGACCCCCAGTAACTTGTCTTCATCGGCGGGGTCTCGTGAGGGTGGGGCGTTCGTGGCCATGGTATTACCGAGTTTGGGCGACCCGCGTGGCTTCTGCTATGTAGTAAAACGGGACGTCCCGATTCGCGATTTCGAAACCTAGCTTCGAGACCGTGTACAGGCCGTCCACGGCGGGGTTCATCTCGCTCCGGAGGTCCAGGCCTCCACCTACGACGGTTTGGTTATCGAACAGCATGCGCACCTTTACCCCGTGTTCGGTGAACTCGGGAATGCCGATCATGCCGGTGTCTTTGTTGAGAATCCGGGTGCGCCCGATCAAAGGAACGTTGTAGTTTTTGACGACCAATTTCCCGTCGTCCACAAAGGCGTTGACCTTGCCCATGACCCCGAGTTGGTCAATCTGTTTTAGGGCCCCTCCGATAAACGAGTAGTTTGCTACCTGTTTGTCCTGGGCCTCGAACTGAAGGGACAGGCGCAAGTCATTGGCGATGCGTTGCGCGAGACCACGCAACGACGTGGACGGCCCGGAAGATCGCGCCACGATGTCGCCCTTGAGGTAATCCCCCGTGGCGCTCTTGAGCGTGAGCATGATGTCGGGGGGCTGCGATCCGGTGGCGCTCGTGATGTCGCCTTGGTACACCAACGCAACCCCGGTACTCCGGCGCCCGGCCTCAATGCGGAGAAGCTTGCGCTTCCGGTTCTTGTTGAACGGGCTGGTTTCCGTGAGCAAAAAATCTCGGGTCGCCTTGTCAAGGTTGGCGATCTTGACCTCACACTCGTTCTGGTTCGCGTTGGCGTACTTGGTGCCGGACGCGATGACATAGAGGTCATCGTAAGTTTTCAAAACCCCGTTTATCTCTATGCCGATCAAAACGATTCGGGGATCAAACGTCGGCATCTTGCGCCCGCAGTTCTGAGACCTCAGCGTCCGACAAGTACACAAGAAACTGTGTCACTCCGAAGGCCGGGTAATACGGCAGTTCCTCCGCCACCGTGGTCAATACGAAATTCCCCCGCTCTTGGTAACGGTAAGGCAGCACCGGAGACCCGGAGACCAAGCGAACGTTTGAAACGATCACAACGTCGTCTCTCACGACGGACATCGACATGACGCCATTGGCCTCTTTGATCGTGAGGTCGTACCGAAATTCGTCCAACTGAACGGACAAGTTCTGATTTGGGAGCGCTTGAATCGCAATGTCGATCATGAGAACACCCGCGAAAGGATGGAGCCCCTACGTTGCGGCGGTGCTGCTTTGGGCTGCTGCTCGCCACGCTTGATGGTCGAACTGTCCCGAGGGCTGGCCACACGGACCGTGGAGAACTGGGGGATGACGAAAAGCGCTTCCCGCAAAGTGACAGTCATGGCCACACCGTCTTGGATGTCGGCCGACTCCTCGTGCGGGATTTTTTCGAGCACCATATTTCGGTATGACCGAACACGGGTCTGAACCGTCAGCAACTCCCCGCGCATGAACAGGTCATACACTTGGTTGTAGACCGAAGCGTAGTCCGTGCTCGTGAGCAACAGCGGGATGTTGATGATGACGGGAAGAACCACCCGGTGGTCAGCAATGGACGACCCATTTTCTAGCGGGTGCTCCATCAACTGGGCTTCCGGCAGGATTTCGGCCACGACCGGCCGAGCCATGGGGAACACCTGGGCGAGGCGCGAATTGAACACCCCCACCACATCGGCGGCGTTGGTGGTCGGCGGGGTTTGAGAGACTGCCATTACGCGGCCACCCCATCATCAAAATTGGCGGACACCTGGGACATCTGCGACGACAGGGCCCCGCCGATACTCTTGGCAATGCCGGCCCCGTCCGTGGCCGGCGTGTTCACCTCCACCTTGTCGATTTTGACCGACGACGTGCGGTCCCCGCCTCGCCGGTTGGTGATGCTACTGGAGGTCTGCGAGTTGATTGGGGACGCCGCCGCGCCCCGCAGGAGGGCCTGCCCTGCGGAAACCCCCGCCGCGACCCCTGGGGCGCTGTCAGGGGCTGCGAATTGATGACTCATGAGGGCGCCCCCCAACTTGCTGGCGATGCCGCCCACGAAGGCCGCAAAGGTCTTCACGTACTCCCAAAGCGCCTTGACCCGAGTGGCAATGTGATCCCACATCGCAAGAATCCCAGCCCCGGCCAGTTCGAAGGCGGAGGCAATGACCCCCGCGACCTCACGCGCCACGGCCCCGATGATGTAGAACACTTGGGCGAGCATCGGGAATTTTTCAAGCAACTGCCCAATCAGCGAGTCATTGCCCTCCAAGAAATTCATGATGTCGTCATACAGCAGCGCGAACGCCGCCGCAACCCCGGCGATGACCGCCCCGATGAGCAGGTACGGGGCGAACGCCACGGCCGTAGCGACCGCCAAACGAATCATCATTGGCAGAAGCATCTTTCCGATGACGGCACCGATAGCCAGGAACACTCCGGTTATGAAGTGGTGGTTTTCTCGCGCCCAGGTCACCAGTGAAGTAAAGGCGTTCATCACCCGAGTGACCACGGGGAGTATGACTTCGGACATGCTGAGCCACGTGGTACGCAGGGTATGACGGAAGTCGTCTAGGGAGTCGTTGTAGTCCGCTGCAATTTCGCCCTGTTTCTCGGTAATGACGCCAAGCTCTTTATGCTTTTTAATCAGGGCTTCCAGTTCGCGCCGGCCCCCTTGAAGCATCATGATCGTGCCCATATCGAAGCCGATTTTCTTCCCCATCGCAATCGACTCTTGCCGCCCCATCGTGGCGAAGGCGTCCGCGATCTGCGGCAGGAAGTCAAACGCGGTCTTACCCTTGTTGGCCACGGCTTCCAGATTGATCCCCATCTCTTTGAGGAACGGGGTGGCTTTGCTCTTACCCGTGGTCTCCATCGTGGCCAGGGCGGTATTCAGGGCGTTCAAACTGCCGACGAACCCCTCTTGCGAACCCCCTGCCTCTTTGACCGCATCGCTGTACACGCTGAGTTCTTCGGTGGCAAGACCGAGAGCCTTGGCGGTCTCATCGATCTGATCTGCCTGCATCACGGCGTCATTGAACGACGCCATAAGTTGTCGGGCGGCGACGAAGCCCAGCAGCGCACCCCCGAACGTGCGAATGGCACCCCCGAGACGCTCGCCCATTTTGTAGGCGGCGGCATCGAGGTCTTTCACCTGTTGGGTGGTCTGTTTCGCTCGTTTGTCCGACTCGTCCAGGCCTTTATTGAGCTTGGATGCATCAGCTTCAAACAGCAGAAAAAAGCTGTCCAGAATCATCGCTTCGCCTTCCCATGCTCGGCCGCCAAGTGCTCGTTATACCGGGTCGTAACTACGACCTCCCACATGTCGAGAAGGTCTTCTAGATCGTACTCGAATCGGAGTTCTTTGAGGGTGGCTTGCCCACTGGAGAGGACCGCCCCGATAAGTCCGTCAACGTTTGGGAAAGCAACTGTTGCAGCTTCGCTCCGATAACCTCGAAGAAACCCAAGGCCTTCCCGTTCCCGAAAAAACTTACGTTGTACTCCATCATCGCCACCTCGAGCTTCGCCAGCACTTCCCAGTCAGGAACGTGGTTGTTCACGAGGTCTCGGGAGGTCAAGGTCAGCGGGGGGTGCCCCTCGCGCGGCACACCGACATAACACATGAGTTTCAGCATGAGTCCTTCGTTGAGCGCGTAGTCCCCTATTTTCGGCATGGCCGTGATCGGGTACTGCGTGACCAACTCGCGGCCCGGAATGGCCGGGATGCGAGAGATGATGTAGGTATGACTCTCGCCGTCTCGGTCGAGAATCGGAACTTCCTTGGGCTTCAGAAGAATGTTCATGTGGCGTTACGTCCGCGCGAAGTTCTCAAACGAGAATTGATAGGTGTTGGACTTGAGCCGCCCGGCGCTGGCCACGGACAAGCCCGGGGGGCCATCCGTAATCGCGCCTTGCTGGGCGGTCAGCACCCGGCCGTCAGGGTAGATGCCGATCAGCGTGATGATGTCCCGGGCGCCGCGTTTGCCTTTGCCCACGCGGTTCGCGTCGAACAGCACGGCCATATTGCGGTCATCGTCACTGTTCGGGATCAAGGAAATGGAGATAGCCAGGGGGTTGGCTTTGCTCCACACGATCAGGTCTCCGTTGACTCCCATGGCCTTGTCGCGGACTTGGATTGACGGGATGTCGAAAGGGTCCGCATCGTCGGCGAATTGCGTGAGGCTGAGGCCAACCGGAAAGGTTTGCGAGGCCATCAACCGGAGTTTAAGACCGAAGCCGCTGATATCGTTCATTTGGTATTACTCCGTTGGTGGGTTAAATGAGGCTGTGCGTGCCTTCGACCTTGCGAATCACATCGTCCTTCGAGTAGATCAAGGTGTAGACGGCCTTCCATTCCGTGCGGCCGTCGATGGTGACATAGGACTGGAGCAAGATGTCAAACCAATAGCCCAGGGTGAACACCTGTTGCCACGCGTTTTCATCACCGGTCGTGTTGGTGATGAACACTTTTTGAACCGGCGTCAGGGGCTTGCCGATACTGATCGTGCCATTGAAGGTGGCCCGTTCGATAACGGGGGCGATCACGGCCAGGAGGTCCGCACGGCCCAACTCGTTCGCCGAGACCTTGGCGACCGACAGCAGAAGCGACATGATCTGCGCCCCGGCCGCGTCCTTCAGCCACATCTCATTGGCGTACGTGTTCATGTCCACGGGGTCCGTGGCCAAACCGCCCATGACGCCGCGCTGGTAGAAGTCGATGAACTGTCCGGCAGTCTGCGTGCGGCCGTAGTAGTTGGCCCGCAGCGGGTCGAACAGATTCGCCAGCGGGTTCGAAGACACGCTCGGGGTCAGCGAGAATTGTTGATACATGTAGTTCTGCACGCTGTTTCGACGGTCATACCGCGTGGACGCCAGCACCATCGCCGGACCCAGTTCGGGAAACTCGGTGGGCAGCGGCGAGAAGGTCCAAGACACCCCCGAGAGAGTGGCCAGAAGCGCGGACAGCGTGGCAGCATCGGTATCGAGGCTGAAGGCCACGGAGTAGTGGAACTTCACGTTGTACGTGTCGTTCTGTTGCGCAACCGCCAGAATCTGCGGGTCGGTCAGGTCCGAGATGAACACGAGACTGCCGAAGTTGTCCGACCCTTCCGCCGTGGCGATGAAGGCCTCCACGGGCTCTTGGGCCTCCGCGCCGGGCGAGAAGATGGCCAGGGCACCCCAGCCCAGCAGCGGGGCCAGGGGCGTGCCCGTGGCCGCCGCCACCACCGCCACCGCACCGACGCCAGGGGCACCGGACGTGAGGTTGAACGAATTGGATGGGGCGTCGTAGGTGACCGTGGCGGCCGTCCAGGCGACACCCCCGGCCACGACTGCCCGAATGGCGGTCTGAATGAGCGTGGCCACGGCGGCGAGGCTGGCGGCGCCCGTCAGGTTGATGCCGGTCACGTCACCCGTGTAAGAGCCCAGCGTCAGTTTGAAGGAACCAGTGGCGACCGCTACGAGGGTAGCGAGGGGGGCGGCCGTGTTGGAGCCAAAGATTTTGGCCGAGCTTTGCACCGACACCCAGCGGGCGAAGCTGATGCTCGTGGGCCGCGTGGAGTTTTTCGAGATGAACCCGAAATAGAACACCGCCCGCGCATATTCGGGGGAGCTGATCCCGAAGTACGAACGGACATCCGCCGCTGACGTCATGGTGACAACCCCGCCGACCGGCACCCGTTCGGAGGTGGTCATCAGGCGCAAGATAAGTTCTCGCTCCCGAACCCCTGCGCCGCCACCGACACCGGAAGTGATCTGGATGTACCGGTCAAATGAAATGGCCATTTTGGAAGCTCCTAAAAATTAGACTCGTTGAATGTTCAAGTCATACCCAATGACCACTGGCTCAACGTCAGCCCGTGAACGCTGGTGAGAAAACACCACGTCGAACGATGGTTCCGCTTCAAAGTGGTCCCGGTCATTTGACGTGTATGGGTTGCGGACATCGGTAATACGCAACACGCTAATCCCCCGCGCCCGCAATTCCGCGATGAACCTATCCGAATTGATTATGCCAGCAACAGCATCTAAAACGTCGGCCGAAGTGGGCAACAGGGGGCGCGAGTTGTCCTGGGGCACGAGGGCGGCGAACTGGTACCGCTGCTCGATGATCTGCATCTCTTCATACCGCATCGTCCCGATCGGGGCGGGCGGCGGAGGCGTGGGGATCGTTTCGACGTAGATTGCTCGCGCCCGCTTCCATCCATACCGCCGGTGGCCAACCTTGACGAAGTACACGACCGCCGTATCATTGCGCCCCTGCTGCGTGGGGTCGTAGTTCTGCAGGAACTTCATGGCCCCGAACTGAGAAAGCACCGGGTCAGACGTCGCACGCGGGCTGAGGAGCGCCATCAAATGGACGTTCAATTGCGCGTCGGTCATACCAAAGGCCCGATCTCCACGAAGGCGTATGCGGCCCATCCGTCCTGCGACTTCCAGTCTGTTTCGCTCAAGGCTTCGTGGATGGCGTTGCCGTAGATGAGTTGGTCCCCGTTGCGATCGCGGCCCGGGGTCGAAATGGGCACCGGGGTATACAGCATCGAGTGCGACTTGTTGAGGTCAAGCCCCAATTGCTGATAGTGCTTGCGGTCGATCGGTTGGAAGCTCCCGATGATGGCCACGGGGTCGGCGTAGGTCGAGACCTGACGTCCGGCCGCATTGGCGGTACGTCCGGTCCACTGCTTGAGCATCGGCGCCTGGGGTTGTATGACCCGCAGCGCCAGCATCAGAAGGTTTCCGCCTGGGACAAGCATTAATCCACCTGTGAAGTGAGGGTTGCGAGCATCAGGCCCGAATCGACCAGTGGCTTTTCGATGGTGGCAGCGGGAGGCGGCCCACCAGCAGCGAGGCGTCGCTTCCGTGCTGCAATCGTGGCCGCCGCAAGCGGAGGTGACTGAAGCTTAGTGATCGTTTCTCGCACGTCGCCCTCGGCCTTGAGGCACAGCCCTTCCAGAAGGTCAACGGGTTGAATCTGACCGCGCATGACCATGCGGGACAAACCGGCAGACACGCGAGCCCATTCGTTGGCCTCCGCGTCTGCAGTGATGCGGAAAGATGCACGCGGCGGAATGCCCTGCTTGGCACTACCCAGTTCCTGCACGGCCGCCACGCCGGCCACGGGTGTGCCATCGGGGTACTTGGCCGAAGGGAACCACCCCACCTTGCCGGACTGCTGGCCCAGCTGAATCGCGGCGCCAAGAATGTGCTTTCGCGCCGGCCCGGCCACGCGGGTGACTTTCATTTGAACTGCCCCCGGGCGCCACGGAAGCCCACCACCGGGGCGCCGGGGAAGTAGAAGCCCCCGACCGCCTGCATCTCCAGCAACTGCAGCAGGGCCTGTCCATAAGGGGTCAGATTGAGCCAGTATCGCCACTGGCTCGTGCCGTAGGGGGGCGAAGCGAGCGTCACTGACACCTTGTCGATCGTGGCCGCCGTGGTGATCCCCGCCGCGCCCCCGGCACCGCCGGCATTAAGGCAGGTCAGGGCCATGAGGTGCGCGGTCATGTTCTGCAGCGCCAGGGCGGTTGCCTTCTCGCTCATCGAACCACACGGCGTCCAGTCCGACGGGTTGGTGATGTAGAGAGACGCCATGTCCCAGTTCGTTTGAATGGTCGTGCTCGGAAACAACGTTGCCACGGCGAACTGCGGGAAGCGCTGGCGAAATTGAGCAACGTCGAGTGTGATATCCATGGCGCGTCCAGTAAAACAAAAGGGCCGGGGGTATGGTAAACCCCGGCCCTCTACACCGTCAAACCGATCGAGGGTATTACCGCGATTTACCGGCTTTGGGGGTGCCCGCTTCCGAGGTGACTTTCTCACCGCCGGCCTCGTCCGCGTCCTGCGGCACCAGCGGCGCCGAGCCGTCGCGACGGGCCATGTCGGCCGCGAACTTCTCGGGGTCCACCTTCTCGGTGGAGAACTTCACGAAACCGTTCTTCATGTGGAACTGGAAGTGGTCGTTGGCTTCCAGGCTCAATTTCTGTTCGTCGGTGATCGCGGTGGCCACGCCTTCAGGCGTGATGATGGCGCCATTGGCCACGCCTGCGCCGCCGGCAACGAACACTTCCGACACCACCAACGGGAGGTCGTTTTCCCCCTTGATGTAGTTGGTGTAGCGCTGCGAAGCGGTGAGCGTGGAAAGAACGAAATGGGTTTTCATGGGTATGACTCCTGGGGGAGAAGAGAACCCCGGCGCCGGCAAAGCGCCAGGGAAAGAGGACATCAGATGCCCGAGCGGCGAACGATGGCGAAGGGGCGTTTCAGCAGCACACCGGCCGTGGCGTTCGAAAAGTCTTCGATGTAGCCCTTGGCGCGGCGCTCGGTGCCCAACGCACGGAACTTCGTGGGGATCAGCTGGGCCCAGGTGGCGCCGCCGTCCGTGCCGCCGTCTTCGATGCGGTCCGCAAACAGGTAGAACACGTTGGCGCCACCGTTGGCCGCGTCAAACTCGGGCACCGTCACGACGCGCACATTCGGGTAGGTTTCCCGCAGCCATGCGCGCACGCTGTTGCCGAAGTCCGAGGTGACGGACAGGTACTGATGCGCCGCCAGCGCGAGACCCAGCGTGATCGGCGTTTTGGTCACGTCGATGTTACCGCGTGCCTGGGTTTCCAAGGAAGCCATCGCAGCGCGAATGTCGGCCGTGATCTGCAGGAAGGTCTTCGTTGCCCAGGTGCCGCCGGCCACGTTCACGTAAGCGGGGAGGCTCGGGTCGTTCAGAATGCCGTAGGTGCGGTTGTTGCCGCCGTTGAAGCCCACGAACGCCACGCTGTTGCGACGGATGTCGAGAGCCAGGGCCACGCTGTTGCGTTTCTCGGCCGCACTGTTGACGTTCATCAGGGCCGCGCGTGCCTCTTCCAGCAGACCGACTTGGAAGCCCTTTTCCCAGCGCACCACCGTGCGACGCTCCCATGCGAGGTTCCACGAGGCCAGCGGAATCGACGTGAAGTCGCCGTACAACTGAGACTCACCGGTCGGCTCCAACATACCTTGGATGATTTCCTCATCCTCCCAACGGCCGACGGTTTGCAGGCCGATCAAATCGTCAGCCTTGCGTGCCTGGGTGAGCACGCGCACGAGGCCGGGGAGCCACGTTTGCAGGAACTGCACCGCGTTGGAAATGCTGGCCGTGGTCACGAGGGGGGTCGTGTCGTCCATCGCGAAGCCGGGGGCCTCGTTCAGACCCATGTGCTTGACCATGCTGCGCACGCGGGCCGGCGAGATGTCGATACCCAAGGAACGGAACTGGCCCATCGCGGCGACAGTGATCGCGGCAACAGCTTTTTCGTCCATCGCCCAGGCGGGTGCGCCCGGGGCAAAGGTGTGGAGGATTTGCGAGCGGTCCATGATTTGGAATCCTTCTGGTGTGAGTTTGATGGGCTGGACCGGATCAGTTGCCAATCAGGCTGACGACCGCGAGGCCGGCAGCAAGGTTGGAAAACCGAACCACTCGGGCGTTTGCAATGGCCGTCTCACCGGCACCAGCGGTACCAGCGGAAATGACGCCCGTGGTGTCGTTGTACTTCACGGCCGCGCCGATTGCCGCCGCGCCCGGCATGGCAACGATGATGCCGGGGGTGTCCGTGCAAAACTCACCGACCGTACCGGCCAACAGCGTCAGGGTAGGGGCCAGGGCGCCGCCTGCCGCAGTACCGGACGTGCTGTAGCTCTTGGGCGCCATCAAAATGCCACCGGGGATGCCTGCCGCACCACCGGGGACAAACGTACCGTCGGCCGCGTCGATCGTGAACCATCGGCCCACAACAAGGTTCGCAGCGGTGCCTTTCAGGACGCCCGGTTGCACACGGCTGGAGCCGCCCGCATCAAGGTAGAACTCACCGATGACACCGAGACCCAAGGCCACGCCGATCGTTGATTGGAACGCCTGGGCGAAGGGAGCGGTTCGGATGGTCATGACCATCTTCAAGTGCATCCACAGGGCGAGGGTTTGAAAGCGCATCTCGGCGACTTGTTCAGTCGCGAAGGCTTTGGCCTGCGCCCAGTTCGAAACCGTGTGCGCCGGAACGACAGCCCACACGATGGCTGCGAGCAGCAGCATGGGCAGACGGGAGAAAGCTTTTTTCATGTTGGGAACTCCGAAGTGTGTGACGGTGTGAATCAACCAGCGGCCCGGGTGGACTGAAGGTACTGGCCCACCACACTGCCGGTGCCCGGATCGGTGTTGGCGGAGTCCATGGCCACGGTGGCGGGGGCGGCTTTGGGGGCGGCTTTCAGGTACGCGTCGAGCGCATACACCGCAGCTTCAGGCGGCACGCCGGTCAGACCGATCTTCTCGTGCTTGCAGCCATACGCGGCCACTTCGGCGGCGGTCAGTTCCGCGTGGTCGAAAACGCCGATCACAGGGGTGAGGCGGGCGACCAGGGCATCACGGACGGCCATGTCCTTCAGGACGTCGCGGGTCGTGTTGGCCTTGAAGGTCGCGAACTGGGTGGAGATGGATTTGAGTTGCGCGTCCATCGCGACTTGCTTCGTGTCTTCAACTTCCACCACTTCGGTGCCAGCAGCGGGCGGGCTCGTGCCGGGGTCTTTGTCCACCACGACTTCATCGGCCGGTTTGGCCATGCCCGAGACGGCAGCTTGAAGCGCAGCGACTTGGGGGGCCAGTTCTTTGAGCATTTTCAGCGCGTCCGCAAGGGTCATGCTCGCGCCGCCCTCGCCTTCGTCTGCTGCGGGTTTCTTTTCCGGATCAGCCATGATGATTTCCTTTGCGTCGAATGAAAAAGTGAATTGGTCCATGACAGCCACGTCAGCGCCCATGCGCCCCTCTTTGACCAAGGCGAGATGGTTCCCCCTGATCTGACGTTGCACGGCGTCATACGATTGGCCCTCAAAGACCCCGGGCGTAAAGTCCCACCGGCAACGATAGCCCGCTGAAAGTTCACGCTTCCCAGCGTCGATAAGTTCCGCGAGGCTGTCCGAAAACGTTTTGATGTTACCGTACAAAACGCCATCTTCAAAAAACACTTGCTCGCCGATGACCCCGTGAACACCTTTGGCCTCGGCCGGAAGTGCTTGGTCCATCATCTTCTGAGCGGCCGGTCCGATCATCGTGTGGTTATCTACCCACGGCAGAAGTTTGAAGGACTCGATGCACTCGGGGGAAGCCAGTTCTTCCGCCGGCCGCAGGACCTGAAAAATGCGTGCCGCGTCGGCTCCGGTCTTACCCAACTGCCCGCCACTGTACGGAAAAACGCCAACCTTTGAAATGGGGTTGCGTTTGACTTCAAACCAGCCATTCCCGTCATACTGGCGGGCGCTGAGGGTGTCGGTAGCGGTGGACATGGGCGTGAGCAAAGGTGCGAGGCCTGGGTGCAACGGCGCGGGCAGTTCGTTCAACGGCGCCCACACGGATTCGGAATGCTCGGAATTTAGCACGGGTTCGAAGGGAGCGGGGAGCGGCGTGAAGAACGTGGTGTACTGGCCGTCCTCGCGCAACAGGTCGAGAGGGAAGCCAGTCGGGTCAAATCCGGTTTCTTCTGTTGACTCTCGGATGGCCGCTTGGCCTGGAGTCTCTCCGGGCTCGATCTTTCCGCCTGGGAGACCCCAGGTGCCCGGTTCGTCGCAGTCATACCCCCGCTTGAGGAGCAACACGCGGTCGCCCGCACGATAGAGAATGCCGGCAGCGTAGGTCATGACGCCACCCGCGTGACCGCCGTGGCCAGCAGCAAAATGGCCGAGACGATCCACAGTGACCCCTGCACGTCGCGCCCCCGTTCAATGGCGACCACACCGAACAGGGCGCACATGACGGCAAGCAGGATTGGCACCAAGGAAATCATTCTGCGTTCTCCGGTTGTTCTTCGTCCTCAAAGACGAACACGGGTGACATGGTACAGCGGCAGTTGACCGCTTGCCCAGGGATTCCGCGCTCCCCCGTGCGTTCATCAATGACCGGCAAGTCGTCGAAACTGTAGACGTTGCCGTCCATGGCGATGTGGTCTTCACGCGGGTGGGCTCCGCCGCCGCTGTGATGCCACTTGAATTTCTTGATGCCGATGGCCTGCATGCGGCCCTTGTTGATCGAGTTGTACGCCTTGCGCGTCTGGTCAAGGGCAATGTTCCGGGCGCGGCGGTGCGTCTGGCCTTCGTACTGCTGAAGCGCTGGGATCAGGTCTTGCAGGCCGTTGCCCGTGGTAATACTGCGCATCACCGCACCTTGAACCTTCTCAAGATACTCGCTGGCAATGGACTTGATGAGCCCCACATTCTCGGTCACGCTGGCTTTGTATACGTTCTGGAGCGCGGGCGTCATGATGTTGGTCTTCAGGCTCATGCCCCCACTCAGCTTCTCAAGACTGCTGTGCGTGGCCGAGGCGGACGCCTTGTCAGCCTGTCGGACCATGCGATCCGCCAGAATCTTCGATCGCTTGTTGAACAGGTCTTGAAAGCGGGCCTGCAGCGAGTTGACGAGAATGCGCGTCTCGCTGGCCACGCTGCGAGCGTCCTGCGCGAAGAACGCGGCCGCCGCCTCGCCCTCAAACGCGCGCAGAATCTCCCGCGTGACCTGGGCCGTCATTTGCGCCGTCAGGGAACTCAGCGCATTGGCGTATCGAGCGGCAACCCCCGCCGGGTTGTACAGCGTCGTGCCTTCAAACGTCGGAGCCGTTGCCCGCTGCGACGCCCACAGGTCGCGTTTTTTCGTGAGGCGGACCGTGGGTTTCACTCGGTCCCCTCAGCGAGCGGGTCAAGCGGTACCAGCACTTCAAGACCGTCATGCCCGCTGTACTTGTCGGCCGCAATGCGATTGCGCACGTCGTTGCCGTCGATGGCGCCGACCCCGACCAAAATCGCGTCGGTCTCGGCCTTGGTCTTGTTGACCGTGGCTTGCTCCTCGGCGGTCAGACTGTCCAGCGGATTGAAGACGACTTCAACCATAAAGGGGCGCACGTTGTTCAGCTTGGGCAGCACATCAGACCGCAAGACACACAGGTGATGACGCTCCATGAGGGGCAGCAGGTCTTCCGCCTGGATCGCTTCAAGCTCCTCATGGTAGTTCGCTTCCTCATACTCTCCCGTCGAGTTGAAGCCCTTGGGCGTCGTCCCCAGCAACTTAGTGGCGGGGATGTTGGCCGCCGCCGCGACCAGTTGATATTGGGTCATGATCGTGGCGTCCAGATCGGCCAGCGAGGTGTCCTGCTGTTCGATTTCGTCATCCATTTTGTCCGCGACCTTGATGCCGAAATTATCCCGGTAGCCGGCCCACACTTCCATTTGCGCCGCGAACTTCGAGGGGTTGGCCACGGCCTTCGCCGCGTCGGTGTAGAACGTAGTGGATCGCTTCGTCAGCAGCAGTTGGGGCGACTCGTTGGCGCAGCGCTCGGCCGCGTACACGCGCTCGAAAATCAACTGAGGGACCGACATGCCGCCATAGAGGTAGGACGGCTTGAGCAAGTCCGGCACCTCCGGCCCGCGCATGATGACGAGGTGCGATCGGTGAACGCGCTGGCTGTTCACAATCCAGTACGTCGGCTCATAGAATTCCGTGCTCGTTGGGTCCATGGCGCCAGCCGTGGACAACTCAGGGGCCAGCCAGTAGGGGTCGATCTGCACCATCCCCCGGTAACTGTTGGGGGTGATGCCGTCCGCATTGAAAGGCTTGGCGTAATAGTCGGGGTCGGTGCTGTTGACCTTGAACATGACCACACGGATGCCGAACACCCGGCCCATCTTCACGAACTCGATCAAGTTCTTGCGCAGGCGGTACTTTTTGTCTGCCGTCTCGATCATTGCCAGCACTTCAACCGCGTCCAGGCCATCAACTTCCGGGACGTTGATTTCCCACCCTTTGCGAACCGCATCTCGCGCGGGCACGAGGCAAGCTTTGTTCACCAACCATTGCTGGGCGATCAGGGCGCACACCTGATACCCGATGAACCCTTGCGAGGCGTACCAACCAAGCTGGACATTCGGCACGCCTGCCTGCCCGAACTGGAAAATTCCTTTGAGGCCGTCCGGAACTTCGGCGCTGTCCATGGCGACCGAGGTTTGGGCCTCGGCGTCGTAGATGCGGATTTTCGCCAGGGCGGCTTTGTGCGTGGCCTCAAGGTTGTGGAGGATGCGGGCCCGGGTGTCTTCGAAGTCCAGGCCGTCCACTTCTCGTTGCGTGGTGAACTCGGGTTCTTCCGCTTTGACAGGCTCCGGCGAAGGTTCCGAGCGCGTAATGAATTTCCAAAGTGATCCGAACATGGTCATACCTCTTAATCGAAAAACCCCCGGCGCTTGGGCTCACCGGGTGCGTGAAGGATCATAACGGCGTCGGCCAAGTTCGGCGACTTTGTGCCCTCAGGCTGCTTGTTGATGAGCAGCTTGCCCGTTCCGTCCTCTTTGTACGTCGGCTGGCTCAACTCCACGATCAGCGCTTGAAGATCAGGGAGCTTGCTGCTGATGCTGATGATTTCGTCCGGGTCGTACTCGTGGCCATCCACCACCGCCCGGTACGTGCGCAGGAACTTGAACCGCAGAGCCCACCACGCCTGGGCCTTCAGGTTCTTGAAGTAGTCTTCGTTGGTGCGTTCCTCTTTGTCCCGCTCGTCATTGGGGTTGACCTGGGGAATCTTGGCCTCGGGGTCCAGCACCGCCGCTGAGCCACGGAACGGGGACACCTCAATTTCGCGGGCGCCCGTCCCCGCCCGACCCTCGTTGATCTTGCGGGCATCGCCACGCACCCCAGCGCCCAGGCCGTCCGCGTCGTACCGAAAGCCTTCGTAGCCGTTCTCATCACAGAATTCAAAGGCCCGCTCGGTCGTGCCGTAGAGGTCGTCCCCCTTGCCGCTCCACGCTTCGAGAAACTCCAACAGGATGCCCCGGCCGCCGGCAAAAGCGTTCTTGTCCTTGCCTTCGTCCGCAACGTCCAGCGCCCCGCGTCGTTTCCCCGTGGGCTTGATCCCCAGCCTGATGTGGGCGTCAACTGCAGCTTGCACCCAGGCCGAGGGGATGACCACGCCTTCCACGCTGGCGTTTTCATCAAGGTCATACTCTTGAGCAATGACCCGTGCGTCCTTGGTCACCTTCAGGTTCTCATACCACTCCTCGGTCTTTCGGGGGTCGTCGCGCCAGTGGATCGTGAACACCTTGTCCGCGCTCCACGTCCGGCGCTTGATTGAGAAGGGCGTGTCGCTTCCCTTGATCGACGACATGTCGATCCGGCAGTTGGTGGTGGCACTCAGCGATTCGTCGGCCAGCAATGGGCGCTCCAAGTGCGCGGACTCATCAACGAAGTAAATGGCGCATCGGTCACCGCGCCCGATGTTGTCCCCCGCCTCGCCCGTCATCACGCTGTCGCTACCGGGGAACGTGATTCGCATGTACGCGCCGTGCTTGGCCTTGGTCCAACCGTTCTTGAACTCAGCCGGGAGGTTGTCCATGAAAACCCGGGCTTTGTAGAACAGAGATTTCGGGCTTCCCAGTTGGTCTACGTACTGCTCTTTGCGTGACCCAAAGCCAACGGCCATTCCTGGGTAAAAGATGCACAACGTACAACTGAGCGCGATGGCGCACCACGACGCCCCGGTATCGCGAGACTTGGGGACGATGCCGTCACTGCTACCGTGCCACTTGGCCACGATCCATTGCATCAGTTCGGTTTGCTTGGGGAACGGGATGAAGGGAATGGTGGCCGGTAGTCCCCGCTCGATGTTGCGAGGGTCATACGTCATACCCCAGTCTTCAATGAACTGCCAAGGGTTCAGGCGGTAATACGCTTTGAGCATGGCCAGCGTCTGGCCCGTTTCGTCCGTCCTGATCTGCTGCAGCATGTGGAGCCGCCGCTTGAAGACCATGGCGTAATCCGGATTGACGAAGCTAAACCCTTCGATCATGACGAGCCTTTGGTCAACTGCTGATACATGAGCGCCAGCTTGTTCGGGTCATCAGGCAGCACCTCCGCCACGTCGATGACATCGCCGCGTGGCATCCCGGGCGGGGGCGGCCCGTCCTTGCCGGTCATACGCAAATAGCTGCTGATGTTCTCCCACATCGCCGCTTGGTCGTGCATGAGGACTTGGATGCCATCCTTGGTGACCTTGATGCCCGCGAACAGCGCCCGCTCCGCCCCCGTGAGCGTCGAACTGTCCGCCACGAACACATCGACTGTTCCTTCCCCCAGGCAACGGGGGCAGTCGGGGCACGGGTCAGCGTTGAACAGGAAGCCCATGCCCCCCGAGGCATCAGGGAACTCGGGCCGCGTTTCCCCTCGCTTGCGGGGCGTCCACTCCATGACCTCTTTGACGCGCTCGGCGTAATCCCACTCCGCCCACTGGTACTTGTGGTCTATGCCCCAGCAGTAGCGGCAGTTGAGGCGCCGAACACGGATCAACTTTGAGGGGTCAGCGGTGGCCACATCGAGCCACTGTTTCAGGACCATGGCGGGGCTTATGTTGGCCAGCCGCGCCACGGCGGTGCGGCGGTCTTCAATGGCCGCGAGCACCCCTGGGTCAGACATCAGCTTGTTCGCTGCGGAGGTCGCAGAGGACGCCGAGAAGCCAGCGTTGAGCGCAGCTTCCCGAGGGCTGGCCACGTTCAATTTAGCCATCTCCTCAACAAACCGATGTGTACGCGGAAATCGTAGGAGGTTCATAGTGCGCGAGTTTTCATACAAAAACATAGAGTGTGCGTTTATCGACCACAATCATAGGAAATCATACTGTAGAAACCTCCTGTCCAGGCTGGGGAATTTTAGGTACACGAAATCAGCGCCCCGACGGTCATTTGGAGTAAACTTCGAGTGACCATAAGTTGTTGATTTCATTATAGTTTCTTCTATTTCTACTATTTTCTCTTACTTCTACTCTACCCCGTAGGAAAAATAATATGATATGTACACAGTATGTACGTTGTCATACATACTTGTATCATATAAAATAATCCCTTAACCCGTGTTTTCGTGCTCCCGTGTAAGTTTTGGAGTAAAAATTCTATGCATACTGTTCTAAGTCGCCAAGCCGCCGTCACCTACGGTCAGCGATTTTTCTACACCGGGCGCCCCTGCATTCACGGCCATGATTGCCCCCGCTACACCAGCACCGGGAACTGCGTCGAGTGCCACAAGACCCGGGGCAAGCTGATCGCGTCCAACCTGAAGAAAGGCCAAGTGGCCCGGTTGCGGGGCCACTTCTCCTACGACCTGCACCCGGACGACCACGCGGCCGCCCTGGCTTACTGTCAGGCGCTGGACATGCAACGGGGAGTCATACCCAAGTCCGCCCCACCGGTTGCCGTGCGAACGAGGATCACCCCCGAGGAGGTGGAGGCCCGGCGCCAATGGGTCATCAACGGCGGGATGTACGCTGCGCCCCGAGGGCCGGCGGTGGACCGCGATGACTTCCCACCGATGTCAAATTGATGACTCCCCGGGGGCTTTTGTATTTGCGGACGGGCGGTACTTGACGGTGTGGTCAAGTGTGGGTAATACTACGGGCTTCAACCACTAGGAGTCAGCATGGGCAAACGCCACACGAACTACATGAAAGCCACGGTCTGGACACCAACGATGTCTTCGACCATGCAAGGGACGCCGGACGGGTGTATCCCGCTGGCCTTCTACGCACTTGACACCCACGAACGCCGCGCGGAGTTGATTGCGGAGCTTCAACGAATCGACGCCAAACTGACGGCGCAAGAAACCGCGAGGGCTGCAGCATGAGCAACGATCTACCGGAACTGCCCCGGCCGCAACACTGGCGACAAGAGGCCACCGATACCTGCGGGTTCAGGGGGGTGGAGGCGTACACGCCGGATGAAATGCGCGCGTATGCTGAAGCCGCCATCCTTGCCCACCGAGAGCGGCAGGCCGGTGAGGCGGTGGCGTGGCGATTTCGTTTTCACACCGATACTTCGTTTGCTGGAGGTGTCAACGTGCGCCCTTGGGTTCTGACGGACAAGGAGCCGGCACAAAGCGCCGAAATTGAATCGGAAGCACTCGGCGTGCTCGCCTCCCTTCCTGCTCCCCAAGCAGTGCAGGCCGAATCAATGCGGGAAAGGCTGCAAAAGCAGTGCTCTGCGTGGGGCGCGTACTGGCGGGCGTCCGATGCCCACGGCGTGGAACTGACGAAGCCGCAGGCCATCGAGTTGCTGCAGGACGCGCTTGGCGTCGAGGTCGAGATCAAGGACAACGGCTGTCAGGCGTGCGACGGCACCGGGATGATCGGCGGCCCCAGCTACTACAGCCCGGATGAAGGCGGCGTGCCATGCCCCGACTGCGCCGAGCCCTCTCCAGATGGCAAGGCCGAGCAGGCAGAAGCGCAGGGATGGCGTGATGTGATTCAGAAAGCACTTGACGCTTGGTATCGATACGGGTCCGAGCGCCCCTACGATCCGGACATCGAGGCTTTGGAGTGGAGTGACGAGTTCAAGGCTTTGCGCGCGCTCGCCACTGCATCTATCCCCGAGGCCGGAGTCCCTGGGAACGAAGGGTCGTGGCAGGCTACTGGCGAGCCCACCATCTTCGACTTTGGTCACGCGAACCATCGGATCGAAACCACCAAGGCCGAGCAGGCAGAAGCGCCGAACGCATGGGCGGAGCATTATGACGAACTCAAGGCCACGCTGACGGGCGCGCATGGCGTGATGGAGAACCTGTCAGCTATGGAGCGCAAGATAGGCCCGCTGGGTTCACACGGTCGCGGCTACACCCACAAGATCACGAAGGCGCTGCGCCATCTTGAATCGCTGCACAAACTGCTCGCCACCCAGCCCACGGCCAGCAATGCGGGAGAGCAAGCGGCTGTGACGCAGGATGAACACATCGGGGCATTGATCGCAAAGCACTTCGGAACCCTCGGCGCGGACGAGTACAAACGAATTCACCTGTTGCTTCGCGCCGCCCTGCAGCCCAAGCAGGTGGCGCAGGACAGCGCCGTGCTGGCGTACCTCGATGACCTGAAGGACGACGCGGCGGCGCACATCTGGCCCGACGACCTGGAGCGCTGCCAAACCCGTGAATGCGTGGTTGGGGTGACTTCGGTTCGCATGGGCTCCCCCAATGGAAATACAGTGCCGCTGTTCAGCCGCGAGCAGGTCGCCGAAGCGTTGCGTGCAGCCCGCGCCCGGGGTGAGGGAGCCGACAGACGGTAGTTGACCCGGGTAATACCGGCGGTCATACTTCACCCATCGCAACACACCGGAGCCACTGAGATGAGAACGCACCACCCGATAACCGGCCGCGCTACGCTGACGGTACGCGCAGCCGATGGCACCTTCCTGGCCAGCGGGCAACTGGAAAGCATGATGGTCGTTCGTGAACGGCTGGACACTGCAGCCCAAGCGCTGGCCGAGGTGCGCCACATGGACGCGGCTGTCCTCAACGAGCGTGCACAGTGGCTCAACTGGCGGGCGTGGCTTGAGTGCACCGCCGACTTGTCCCGTCCTTTCACCCCCTACCACGCGGTGAGCCTCGCTCGTCGCGGTCTTACTTTCTCTCCGGAACATCGGTCATGACTCTCATCAACATTCCTTTGCCTCGTGGTCTTAGCGGTCTAGAAGTCTCGGCGGCAGTGCGCCTTTCCGGCTTCCACGTTGACTGCTGGAGCGTTATCGAACGGAAGGGGCAGAATCCCGTGTTTGCCGCGAACGTTGCCTACGGGGGCCCCTTTCCGGTTTTAGCGGAAAGAGTGGCGGACGCGCTACATCTGACCGTTTACAACGGCACGGAAGGGAAGGCGCACAACGCCGCCTACACCCCGGAAGGGATGAACTTACCGGCGGTACCGGCGTGGCGCATGGTCGCACCCGTAGTCCCCACTCCAGGGCCGTTGCCTGCTGATCCACGCGCGGAGCCTTTCCACACGGCGACAGAGAACCTAGCCGTGGCGTCACGGATTGCTCAAAACCCCGTGAATGCGGCGGTTCAGGCCGATCTGCGCCCCGATGCGCCAACCCACCACCAGACCCCCGAACGTGTGGATGCGGTGAGTGACCCCACGGGCGAACGGCTATTCTGGCTGCAGGACATGTGGGCGCGTAACAGCGCTTTCTCTTGGTCAGAGGGCCCGGCCCCGATCACCAATCACGAACTGCGCCGGCTGCTGCGCTTGGTCATCACAGGTGCAGAATGAGCGCGGGCTTCTACCACCTCCCTTTTTCCCTGGCTTCCGGCGTTTGTCTTGGCTGGGGGAACTACGCGGCGGCCACAGTTCTCGCCATCCTCGCTTTGTGTTACGCCGTGGTGGGTGTTATAGAGAGGCTTGAAAAATGATTACCTTGTTTGTCACCATGGACACGAGCTATGGTCGCGCTAGAAAAATGTTGCCGCAAGTTGGTTTACAGAAAGCGCGAGTTACCGACATTCCAGGGATGCACCTGTGCACCTTCCGAGTCAAAGCCCCCACCGAAGGATACGCCGGCTGCGTGCGGTCCCTGGCGTTCAACCTGGGCACGCCCGTCCTCATGCAAGTGCAGTCCGCGAAGGTAGCGCATCTGGTCATGCCGCTGCGCACGCACCCGGCGGACATGGCGGAATTGGAGGTCGCGCCATGAGCCCCGAGGAGATTGAGAAGCTCGCAGACCGAGCCGACCCGAACAAACTGTGGCGCCGGTCGGGCATTGACCAACTGCAGTTCACCGAGGAGCAACGGGCGCAGTTGTGGACGGGGGTACTACTTCGGCGCCACGCTTCGGACCTCCGCCAAGTGGAGGCTGCTGCGAAGATCGGTCGAGGCTTGCTTGTCACTCGGTTGGGGCCGAGCGTTCGGGATGTCCGGATGGTCACCCCACCGCAAGCAGTACGGGCACGAATGGACAAGCCGACGAACGGTAGTTGACGGGTATGACCGGCGCGCGTAGTATTACCTCATCGCAACCAACCTAACGGAGACCACGCCATGTACTTCAAGCCTCTTCGCTTCTCACGCACCCTCACCCTCGGTGCGGACTACGCCAGCCCCGTGACTTGCTACCGGCACCGCACGTCGCGTGTGGAACGCCTGTTGCGATGGGTTGCCGTAGCGTTGATCCTGGGCGCCCTCGGCATGCTCGTGGGCTGCGGAGGCGGCGGGAGTGCCGCACCCGTGGCCAACCCAGGCGCCCCCGAGCCCTACGTGATCGCGGCCTACGGTGACAGCACCCAGGAAGCGCAAGGCCACCCGCACGCGGCCAGCCGCCCAGGCGCGAAAATCTACAACCGTGGAGTAGGCGGGACGAACACGACCATGCTTCTCGCTGGCACCGATGGCCGGAACTACCCCTGGCCTGAACAGATGGCGCGGGAGTCGGTTCGAATCATCGTCATCAACCACGGTATCAACGATGGCGCCTTGACCATCGAGCAGTACAAAGCGAACCTGCGCGAGTTGGTGACGGTCGCGCAGAAGGCCGGCAAGATCGTGATCCTTGAGGAACCGAACCCAGCCGGCGAGACGATGACGCCGCTGATGCTGCAAATCAACTTCAACGTGGTTGCCTTCGAGGAACGCCGCGCCGCCATGAAACACGTGGCCGACCACATGGGGGTCTACTTCTGCGCTCAGCCGCGAGTGACGCTGGAGGACGGCATTCACCCGGACGCACCGGGCCGTGCCAACAAAGCGAACCGGCTGGCCAAGTGTGCAGAGGACATCCTGTGAGCGCGCAGCACACACCGGGGCCGTGGCTCTTGGAAATGGAGCCGACTGACGTGGCCGGGGTCGAGGTCCGCTTCAACGTCAGTGCCGCACATCGAGTCGGCATCGCGGGAGGTCAATCGCAAGAGCACCTGCTCGACGACGGCATCCACAAAAGCGAATGCGAGGCCAACGCCCGATTGATCTCAGCAGCACCTGAACTGCTGGAAGCGTTGCGTGAGTACGCCTCGGTGTACAGCGAACACTGGAAGCCCGGCATGCCGATCTTGGAGCCCATGTCGGATGCCGCCATCGCCAAAGCCACCGGGAGCAACGTGTGAACCAAGACGAAGACGCGGAACTGAACGCCCTCATCCTCACGTGGTTCGTGCGCCTGGGCGTTTTCCTCGCCCTGCTTTTTCTCGCCGGCATCGCGGGCGCCCTTCTGGCCGGTTGCGGCGGAGGTGACCCCGAGCCCCAACCCACCCCTCCGGCCCGCATGCCGACGGAAAGAAACAAATGAGCGATCTGACCCCCGATCAACTGCCGCGCCCCTGGCACCCCATGACGAACGCCCGCGACCTCAAGACCTTGGGGAAGCTGTGCGAGGAACTTGGGGAAGCCGTGGCCGCCGCATCGCGTTGCATGATCCAAGGTATCGAGGAACCGAACCCCGAGACTGGTGAAAGCAACCGTGAGTGGCTCACCAAAGAACTGGCCGACGTGCAAGCCAACATCCGTATGACCATCGAGCGTTTTGGACTGAGCGCCCCCGCCATCCAACGTCGGGCCGAACGCAAGTACCAGTTTCAAACCATGTGGCACGACCAGCTATGAACCAGTTTCTTGTCGGGCTGGCGCTTTGGGGCCTCTCTTGCGTTGTGTGGGGTGGGTTCTACCTTCTGATAGTCATACTCTCATGATCCGAGACGCTTTCACCGCCGTGGGAGTGGCCTACGTGTTTTGGGAGGGGGTGGTGCCGCTGCTGCGGTGGGCGCTACAATGACCGGCATCTCTGTCCAACCCCCGAGGTGCCCCCGTGACTGTTCAACTCAGCATCCCCGTTCGCAACGCGCGGCTCGATTCGATCGAAACCACGATTGGCGCCACTGCCAAACTGCAGATTCGAACGGGGGCTCAACCCGTGGACTGCGCCGCCGCCGACACCGGCACCCTCCTGGCCGAACTGACCCTCCCCAGCGACTGGATGTCCGCCGCTTCGGGCGGCGTCAAAGCGCTCTTGGGCTCCTGGGCGGGCGCGGGCGCTGCGGCTGGTAACGCCGGGCACTTCCGTCTCAAAAACAACGCGGCTACGGTTTGCGGCATGCAGGGCTCGATCACTGCAACCGGTGGCGGCGGGGACATGACGCTGGACAACATTTCGATTGCCCTGCTGCAGGCAGTCACGATTACCGGCTTCACGCTGACCGACGCAAACGCATAAGGGGAACCGCATGGACATCGCAACCAAACTGGCCTACGCCAAAAAGCACATCGATTCGATCGCCGAGCACTTCGACGCGTCCGAGGAAGAACTGAAGGCAGCGCTGACCGAGTTGGACGTCTACGCCAAAGCAAAGCTGAAGGCCTCGGACGCCGACCGCACCCGCTATCTGGCGGATCGCAAGGCTCAAGACGAAGCCGTGGCTGCTGACCGCGCCCGAGTGCACACCGAACTCACCGCCGCTGCAGCGCAGCCCCCCGTCGCCGAGCAGTAACTACCCTAAGCCACAGGGGGCACATCCGTGGCTATCCGCATCGACACTGCCTTTCAGGCGGTCTACATCTTTGAGCCCGACGGCCACAATGTCCCGGCTCTGAATACGCCTCTGTGCGCCGCTGGTCTGCTGCGCGCCACCGATGTAGTGACGCCCGACTCGCTGGTCTGCGGGTTCTACGGCGTTTCCACCGGCACCCTCAACTACTGGGGGTTGTTCAAGAACGCAGGCGGCAACGTCATCCAACTCCGGGGGTACAACGGGGCGCTCGTCACTAGCTCCAACTACACGCTCCCCGTGGGCGATCACCGGCTGAGTATCGAGCACGATGCCGGCACCATCCGCGCCCGTCTGGACGGGGCGGTGATCCTGTCCATGGCGTTCGTGCCGATGGCGGGCACGCCGGGTGACCGGTCGTTCCAGATTGGCGGCTACGGGGAAGACCCCGGCATCATCAATAGCACCATTGCTCGGTGGCGCATGTGGTCGGCGGTGCTCACGCAAACCGAGCTTCGGGCGGAGTTTCGGTCCTTGGGGCCGCTGCGCATGGCGGGGCTGCTGCACAACTGGCCGATGAACCCCGGGGCCACGCGGCTCGTTGACACGGTGTCGGGCCAGCCGCCCATGCTGGACAATCCGGCCGTACCCGTGGGCGACGGCACGGCCTTTGTGCTGCGCGCCAGCATCATCGGGACGCCGCAATTTTTCGACCTGGGGCAAACGACGACCCCCGGCGCTCAGACCATCGACGTTCCCACCTTCGCCGAGCGCGTGGTGATGGTCTTCAACCAGTCGGACGATGCGAGCACGCCAGATTCCAACCTCGCATCTCTGACCAGCAACTTTGCCGGTACATTCACCTTAGACCGAGCCGTGGCGACCACGGTTGCCCAGGCCGTGGCCGTGGCCGTGGCTACCGTCACCACCCCAGGTGCCGGGCGTACCTTCACCCCCGTTCTGACTGCCGCGAACCCCGTGGCGGGCGCCGGATGCTGGGTGGTGTTCCTGCAAGACGTTCTGTCGGGCTCCACGATCGCCACCAACAAGGCGCAAGCGACCGGTGCCGGGGCCACCCCAGGCACTGCGAGCGCCGCTGGCGTCGTGGACGGGCTGGCGGTCGCAGCAGACACGCGGCTGGATGCGACGTCGGGGAACTACCCCGCCAACCAAACGGATTGGGAAAGCCTCGGCCTCGGGCAGACCACCGGGGCGTTTACGTACTGGGCAAGTTCGCGCTTCCGCCAGAAACCGGTCACGGCCACGGGAACCGAAAGCGCGACGACGCAGAACACGAACGGTTCATGCATCGGGCTGGCCACGATCACCAGCCGCGCGCCCACCAACACGGGCACGCTCAATGCGACCCTGGGCGCCCTCAGCCGGACCATGACCGGAACCGTTCGGGTGACCGGCACGCTGGCGCAGACCCTGGGCGGCCTGGGCCTCGTGGCTACGGGCCATGTGGATTCCCCCACCCGCCACGGCATCCTGAATGCGACGTTGGGCAGTCTGCAAGCGTCCAGCACCGGAACAGTTCGGGTAGCCGGCGCGGCGGCGGTGACCCTCGGCCCGGTGGCCCTGTCTGCTACGGGGGCCGTGGCGGCGTCCGGAAGCGTTGCCGCTACCCTGGGTCCTCTGACCCTCGTTGCGGCCGCCACAGGGGTCGTTGCGGGCTCCCTGGCGGCTACTTTGGGCCCGGTGACCCTGGCGGCGGTGGGCGTTCTGCCGATCGTGGGCACCCTGGGGGTCACTTTGGGGGGCATTGGGCTGGTCGCATCGGGCGTCGTGGGCGCGGCCCCAGTGATAGGCACCCTGGCGGTAACGTTGGGCAGCATGACGGCGGTCGGCACCGGCACGGTTGGGGTGGCAGGCACGCTCACCCGCACCCTCGGAGAGATGACGGCCGCCAGTGCTGGCACGGTCGCGGTGGCGGGGGCGCTCACGCAGACCCTGGGTGGCCTCGGCCTCGTGGCCACGGGGGTCGTGGGCGCCGCTCCGGTGTTCGGGCAGCTGTCGGTCACGTTGGGAGCGTTGGGGCTGCAGGCTACCGGCAGCGTGCCGGCGACCGGGCAACTCGCAATGACCCTGGGCCCTGTAGCCCTGGCGGCGTCGGGCGGTGTCCGTGTGGCCGGCACGTTGGCGCAGACCCTCGGGTCCCTCAGCCTCGTGGCAACCGGGTTCAATGGCAACGGCGTCAACGGCCAATTGGCGGTCACGCTGGGGGTGCTCACGCTGGTGGCCACGGGGGTAACATCGCGACCAGTGTTCTCGAAAGCCCGGACGGTGCGTGTCGCGGCTGAGAATCGAACGGTCCGCGTGCGGGCCGAAAACCGAACTGTCAAGGTGAGAGCATGACCCCCTGCACCCCCGGCCAAAGTTGTTTCCCGACGATCCCGCGCACGACCACGGACCGGCTTGATTACCCGTTCGACTGGGCTGACTGGCTGACCGCTTCGGGTTTAACCCCCGTCAACGTCACCGCGTACAGCTTCGAAATTTTGGGCGACCCCCTGCTGTTGTTGGACTCGCAAGAACGAGACGGCACCTTGTTTGTACCCTGGCTTGAAGGCGGAACGGACGGGATCACGGCCGAGGTGCGCAGCACGATCAGCGGTATGAATGGCCCCGAACCCTTCAGCATCACCCGCTCACGGCTGATCGAAACGCGACTGAGTGTGGGCGTCCGTTGCTGACCGACGAACGGTAATTGACGCGGGTAATACCGGCGGTCATACTTGGTCCCATCAACCACATGGAGCCATGAAATGTACCTTTACCGCGTTAGATTCATTCATCGCCAGTACGATTGGGACGCGGAATTCCAGTTCGCCGCCCCCGACGCAAAGACCGCACGGAAGTGGGCGGCGATGAAGCTGGCGAACCAATCGGATTGGCTGTTCGTTGAGGCGCGTCGGAAATGACCGTCTCATTCAAGGGAACCCCCTGGGAGTTGCCGCCCCTTCGCGTCCCCAAGCATTGGCCGGCATCTCCGAAGCCTCACATTCGGCGCCAGCCGTACGCGGCGTTCATGCCGCCGATTTGGGTTTGCTCCTCCCCCAACGGAGACAGTGATTTGTTCGTTGGCGTTGCGTTCACCCCCACCGAGGCGTACAACTTATGGAAGGGGCAGACACCATGACCACGGGTAGCGCCCTCGATTCCTCCACGGTGCGCCTCGTGCGCAAGGGGCTCCGCGTCTCCAAAGAGGAGAGGGGCAAGCCCACAAAGTACGGGACGGTCTCCAAGGCCAACGGCGAGCGCTGCTGGGTATTGTGGCTTGGGGCCCGTGGGTCGTCCTACGAATGGTGCAAGAACCTCACGGTATTGGAGAATAACGAATGAACGTCTATACCGCAGAATTTCATGGAGTTTGGCTAGGTGGCGAAGCGCTCATCCTCGCGCCGAACGTGGTTGACGCCCGCCAGATGCTGGAGGAAGAGCTAACCCGCAGGAGCTTGGAACAGCAGCGCTCTCCGCCGGACATTACGTGGCACGCGGTAGCCGTAGCGGGCACCCTGGCCAAGGTCGTCATACTCAATGACGGGGACTACTGACCATGCCCACCTACCCCATAGCGCCGCACGATGCGGGCGGCCTGATCGTCACCGGATGGCCCCGCCGGGGCTTCTGGTACTTCGGTATCCTGGCCAATGGTCAGACCGGTGTTCTCGCGCAATGGGATGGGTGGAAATTTTCGAACAGCGAGCGCGAAGACATCGATATGTCGATCTATCACCACTTGCAAGAGCAGCCGCCGCGCGGCTAGAATGGTTTCACCTTGGGCGCCAACTGCCTGGGGTCTTCATGGTTGTCTCCCCTTGATCCTTCGCCCCCGCGCTGACCACCAGCCGGGGGCATTTTTACGCCCTCACCACGTCGTCAATGAGGCGGATGGCGGACCGCGTGGCCTCGGCGCCCTTCACGTCTCCGGTCGCGCGTTGACGCTCCAGGCGCTGCGTGAAGGCGTCTCGGATGCGGTCAACGTCAGAGGCCATTTGAACGGGCAAGGGAGTGCCCCCGTTCTTGGTGCCGGGGGGTCGGCCGACTGGATACTGTGTACTCATGGTCATACCCTGTACGTTTGAATGGTCTGAGCGGCGGTGTAGGCCTTGGCGATCTCGGAGCCGCCCGTAATCCGAGATTGAGGGGAGCCGGCGAGCACGAACAATTGAGCCCGCTTGTTGTCTGGCTGCACCGGGTTGTGGACGCGGCCGTCCGGGAGGCCGGGGTGCAGGATAAAGCCCATCTGAAACAGCATTTGCCGGCGGCGCTGAAGGTTGATGCGGCCGCCCATGCGTAGGGTGTCGCCGATGAGCTTGTCAAGGAACACGGAGGATATCCAGCCGCCCATGAACCCCGGGGTATCCGTCGCGATGGCCTCCGCAATGTGCTGCTCAACGGCCCCGCGAGACTCCACGATGGCTTGATCCGTGGTTGAAGTGTGGGGGGCGCGGTGCAGTGTGGTGGCCGGGTTGAACTCGTCCGCGATGGGGTAGGTATGCAGCAGTTCGGACACGATGGCAAACCCATCCTGACGGAGCCAGCCCTGAAGCTGCGGGAAGTATGACCCGCCCATGCCGTCGCGATCGATATCGGCCTTGGACTGCTGGGCCCCGTAGAACACACCGAACCGGCGGGCGTTGTCGGCGGTCTTGCGCACTGCGTCGCGATGGTTGGTGGTGCACATGAAGTTTGCGACGATGGGCCGTGACTCCCCTTCGATGCCTTTGGCTTCCACCTGAATGCCCATACCCCCCGTGATGAGCACGTGGAGGTTCTCTAAAGCCTCATCGGTATGCGCTTGGTCCCGGCCCTTCAGTTCCTCCACCGCGACAAAAACTTTGTCTGCAATCCAGCCATTGAAGTTGCTGGCAAGACTCACGGCTTTGATCCAGTGCGTGTAGTGCTGACCAACAGCCATGGCCACACAGGCGGAGAGGGTGGATTTGCCGTTGCCCTCGGCCCCCTGTATGACCGGGGCCCACTGAAATTTTACGCCTTGGTACTGCACGCAAGCCGCCATGTACGACAACACGATGGCTCGGTCTCGCTCATCAGGCAACATCTTTTCCAGGTGCCGCAGGAAGGGCGAGACGTCCCCGACCTTGCGACGCACAAAGGCGGGCCACCAAGTATTGACCCGGGTTCGGCCGGCGTCGTTGATGACCTCCCCAGGCGCCCGAGTGGGCATGAAACAGGTCGTGTCCGCCCGAGGCGCCCGCAGCGCTTGAGACTCCGTGAACGCTTCCCAGGCGTTGCGGGTCGTGCGCTCGTTGATCGTGTCCATGGCGAACGTGTAGCCCCCAAAAGTGACCTTAAATCGATCTTGATTCAATAGGTGACCTCCGGGGACAAGAATGCGGTTCTGGCCCAGCACGTACACGCAGCCATTGAAGGTGTTGCGCTGCTCCTCCGGGGACAGAAAAGTATTACCCGTGATGTCCAGTTGCTTGGGTGCCCCGACCATTGGCACCAGCGTGGGCGGGGGTTCGGGAGGCGCGTCTTTGAGGACGTCGCCGCCACGGGCGAGGACCTCAGCAATAGACCGAGGCAGGTAATCATCTCTCAGCCATTTCTCTCGCACCAAGCCGGACTGCTGCATGATGCGCTCAATGCGCTCCCCGTGCTTGCCAGTCCAAAATGCGAGGTGAGCAATCAGAGCCGCGTCCGCTGCACTGGCGTTGTAGGGTCGTTCGGGATCGGGGAAGGCTTTGCCCAATTGCTCATGGTGCGCCAGCCACAGGTCTGCAAATGAAGCTTTGTTCCCAAGAGTGCTTGCCGCGCTGCGCGACTGCATGGCCCGACGGATCAGGTCCGCGTCGTCAGTCGGGCCATTCCACTCCGGCACTGGCTCAGTGCTGAGTGTCCAGTCCCCATTCGCACTACCTGCGTTAGGGGGGAAAAAATGTTCAGTGATGTACTGCAGGTTGGCAGTGCAGTCAATGCCGGCGTCTCCCTGGGCCATGGCGCCAGTGAGGGCGATAAAGCGGCGCTCGGTGTAGAACTCAAGGCGCATCGCCTCGTTCTTTTTGCCGTGCGGCGGGGCGGCGCCCGTGCCGATGATGTGGAGGCCGCGCCCGGACTGCGAAAGCTCCATAGCGGCCCCGTTGAACCCGGCGCACAGGAACTGGGCCAACTCTGAGGGGCCTTTGTGCGCGTCGTAGTGGTCGTCCAGATCGACAAAGAAAAACGGGTCTGCAGCGGTGAGCACGAAGGCCACCCCGTAGGCCGCGCCCCAAGCGGTGGCGCAAGCGCAGGCGGTGGCGGCGTCGGTCCAATTGTTGGGGTCGTGGGCCGTTACGACTTTGCCGGTGTAGGGGCTCACTGGGAGCTTGTCCATTTTGCCCGGCTTGCTCTCGCTCGGGACCAACACGTAGCACATGAACTGCCGGTACGCGCCCAACGGCGCAAGGGCTGGGGGGAGTTGATGCACGTCGGCCCCTCAAACGGCCAAGGTCTGCAGGGCGCGGGCCTTCAGGTCGTCAGGAGCTTTGCGAGCATGGCGGTCTCGTGCGGCGAGCCCCTGCGCCAGCACGGACAGGTTCTCGCGTTTGATGGCCTCGCGGATCACGGCGCGGCGCAAGGCTTCCATCGTGCCCATGTGATAGGTGATGAGCGAAGGGGACGGGAAGCCGCACACGCGGGCGATGGCGTCACGCGACACATTGGCGTAACCGTGGGACTCCGCCAGCAGCAGGGCAGCGTCAAGAATGCTTTTGATGCGCTCGCGGGCGTCTTGCTTCGGTTGGGGTGTCATGATGTCTCAGTGTTTAACGGTTTCGTCAAGTATAGCGCCAAGGCTTGAGCCGGGACGAAAAAGGCAGATAAAGCGGGTGGCCGGGCGAGCCGTTGGCGTTCGTGTGCAGGCACCAAAGCTCGGCCCCGCGACGAGTTAGGATACTGGCGGTGCGTGCGGACTCGGCGGGGGTTGCGTTATTGCCCCAGCCCACTACGATCAATGGATATTCCGCCGCCATCTGTAGATAAAGATCATTGTCTGGCCCATAGCGATCGGCCATTGCTCGCCAGTCCCGGGGGTCCGTGGCCCGGCCCGCACCGACGTTGAAGATGTGGACGGCCGGATACCCCCAGTCTTTTGCGAATGCGGTTACCTTATCTGCGGTTGGGTCACCTTGCGAGGCGTCGGCCGTGCTCGGGTTCACCAACACCATTGCGCATGCGGGGCCTGGGCCGGAAGACCACATGTAGCGGAACTGCCCGCACGGGGAGATAACCGCGTTCAAAGTGTCCCCTCCCCGGTCGCAAACCGAGCATCCCCGCCGTCCGCGTTCACAAGGTTGTTCCAGGCCATTTGGGCGGCGGTGTGCTCATCGCGCGGGTCATATTGCCAGTCGGGGGCTTTTATCTCCCGGCTGGTGAACAGGGCCACGCGGAAGCCAACATGTCGAGGTTCGATAACCACGGGGCGCCAGCCGATCAGGTCCCCGGACTTGATGACTTTGTTTACGTGGGCGCTGTCGTTCGCCAGCCCGTAGCGGACGACCCGCCCCGTGGAGTCTTTAAGCGCCCCCACGTTGTTGCGGAACAGCTTCACGCCCTTTTGGCTGGCTTCGAGTCGCACCACGGACTGCACCCACGCCTCGGTCTTACCGTGGCCCGGGTCCGGAGGTGTCGGCAGCGTGTAGGTACCTTCGAGGATTTCCAGTTCTCTCAGGGCCGAGAGGGAAACGCCGTGTTTGAGGGCCCATTCGTGGCGGGTCATACCGTAGTTACTCCATTCTTCAAAAGGTGGGCGGTAATACGCTCAGTGAGTGCTTCAGCTTCCGGACGCCCGAGCAGTTGCGCGGACATCACGTCGATGCCGAAACGGTGGAAAAATTGGCGTTGGCCTTCGCTGATCGAGTGGCCGAGCACTTCCCGCCATCCGCCCCACAGCATCAGTACCCGGCGCAATCGCTCTTGGGCCTCGAATCGCTCCCCGTGCACACGGAACGCCACCGAGCGCCCCGCCGCCATGATGTGCGCCGCCGTGGGGGCCCCGTCCAGAATGGCTTTCTGGCCACGCATGGCTTCAAGCACTGCAGGGTCCAGTTCGAACAGATCGCCGTCCACGAACTCTGGACCTGACCTTGCAGCCGGCTCCGGGTAATACTGGCAGAAGGGGCACACCTTCAAGTACCGCTCATAGACCGAGGCGCAGGGAGTACGCAAGTGTGGGGGCCGCTCGGGCATGCCGGGCCCGCGACCGGTGTCGGTGTTCGCGCACATCCGCAACGGGATGGCATCGCTCTCGCTCGATGCCCGAGAGGCTCGGCGGTCAAGGCTCCACGTCTGCAGCGCGTCCGGGAGCCCATGGCGGATGACGTTGCCCACATGGTCGATGATGATCCCTGCCGGTTTCGTACTGCGAGCGATGGCGTCTCGGCGTTGCTCCGGGAGCATCAGTTCCCATTGGCCCATCGGGATATCGACCAGCAACCGCAGGGCTCGGCCGAACTGTTGGGCGTAGAGGGAAAAAGATTCGGTCTTACGACCAAAAATAACAACCTCGATCGCAGGCAAGTCAAAGCCCTCGCCGAACAGATCGACGTTCACCAACATCTGAATTTGTCGGGCCGCAAAGCGCCGAAGGACAGCAACGCGCACGAGGGGGTCAGTGTTGGCCGTCACGACTTCCGCCGCCACCCCGGCCGCATCGAAAGCGTGTTTGATTTCCTTGGCGCTCTCCACGTCCACAGCGAAGGTGACACCCAATTTACCGGGCGCAATCCTTTGGTAGTGCTTGACCACATCCCCCACGAACGAATCAGAGGCGTGCACGGCTGCGGACAGCTTGGCGGGGCTCAGATCGCCCGAGGCAGTCACTTTCACTTCGGAGTAATCCACGTCCGAAGGTGGCGCAAAAATACGGTACGGCGTCAGGTACCCTAGGTTGATAAGTTCGCGCATCTCCGGGCCTTCCACCATCGCATGGAACAGGCCGTCCGCATGCGCCCCCAGGCCCTTGCCGTCCGCGCGACGTGGCGTGGCTGTCACCCCCAGGCCCCACGCATTGGGGAACATGTCGGCGGCTTTCCCCCACTTGTTTTCCTTCAGCACGTGGTGCGCTTCATCCTGCACCCACAGGCCGACTTGTCGAAACCAACTGTCTTCCGACACGTTGCGTTTTATCAGCGTGTCCACCCCGCATGCCCCCACGCGGGCCCCCGGATCATGAAGGGATCGGCCCACCTCTTTCATGTGTAGCGCGACGCAGGTACGCCGCAGCACGTCGGGCCCGATGATGCGGTGCCGTACGTTTTCGCGAGCAAGCGCCAGTGACATTTGCGAGACCAGTTCCGACCGGTGCGCAATGACTGCTGACGCCACGTTGTTCACACTGTTGACGACATCCCCGAATAGAACGGTCTTACCAGACCCCGTGGGCGACACCGCGAGAACGTTGCGGCTTCCGTTGTTCCAGGCGGAGAAAATCTCCTGTTTCAGGGTGCTTTGGTAGCCTCGAAGTCGTGACATAATAGTAATACTTGACAGTCTCGTTAAGTCTGATGATACTGCAAGTCCTTTCAACCACCAACGGAGAATTTTTCACATGGAATACCTTGAACTGAAAATCAACCTCGCCAACCGCGAGGCCATCGAAGCGGCGATTCCGCTGCTGCAGACCATCCTGGGTGGCGTGTGCCCCGCTCGTTCCGAATTCACCGGGGAGCAACTGCGGGCAGCGCACGAGGCCGGTGGCACCCACACGCATATTCATGTCCCTGCGGGTAGTGAGGCCTCGGTTGTTGGCAACGTGGCCCATGTGGCCCCGTTTCCTACGCCCACCCTGGTTCCCGCGCAGGCCGAGCAACCCGCCGCACAGGACGCCGCCGCCGTGTTTGGTGCCAACCCTTTCGCGCTCCCGACCGCTGTCCCCTCAACTGCGGGTGCAACAGCATTCCCCAGTGCCCCCGAGGTGCCGCCGGGTGGCGCTCCGATGCCGACGCCCGCAGCATTTCCTTCTGCTCCCCCTACCGGTCTCGTGGCGCCTGTCCCGACGGCTGGTGCGATGGTCGTGAGCCCTGCAAACGGCGTTAACCTCGACAGCACCGGTTTGCCTTGGGACGCGCGCATCCACGCGGGCAGCAAGAGCAAGAACAAGGACGGCTCGTGGACCGCAAAACGGGGGCTCAATGATGAAGCCTCGGTCAACGCGATCAAGGCCGAACTGCGGGCGTTGATGGCCGCGAGCCCTGGCGCTGCGTTGCCGGGCCCTCTGACCCCCGCCACGACCCCGATGCCGCCGATGCCCGGTGCCGTCCCTTTCGTTCCCCCGGTTGTCAACTCTCCGCCTGCGCAACCGGTTGTGCCTTCCGAACCTGCAAGCCCCCCGGAGACGTTTGACCAACTCATGCTTCGGATGGTGCCCTTCATCCAAAGCGGCGCCGTTCCCCCGAACGCCGTGGTTATTGCGGCCGAGGCCCACAAGCTGCCCAGCCTGACCAGCCTTCAACAAAACCCCAGCTATGTGCCTTACGTGTGGCGCTACCTGCAACAGCAATACTCGAGCGTGAAATGATTCCGCACCCGCCCCTTCCACCCGTGCTGACCGATGCGGCGGGGGCGGCTCACGCCGTTCTCGCCCCGTCGTCCGCACACCGCTGGGTTTTCTGTCCGGGCTCGGTACGCCTGGAAGCCATGTTCCCGGAGACAGAGGAACGTCCTGAAGCTGCGGAAGGCACCGCTGCGCATTGGGTGTTCTCGTGCATGCTTTTGGAACACCGCACCCCCGCCGTGGATGAAGTAGCCCCCAATGGCGTGCACGTTGACGCAACCATGATCGAGGCGGCGCAGGTCGTCTATGACGACGTGGTGGCCACGCTGGGTGCCAACTGGCGGCAAATGATCGCCGTGGAGCAGCGCGTTGCGATCCCCCGAGTCCATCCGCAAAACTGGGGTACTCCAGATATCCGCGCCTGGGAACAACTCGGGGACGGTCGTTGGAAACTGCACGTGTGGGACTTCAAATACGGGTTCAAGATTGTTGAGGCCTACGAAAACTGGCAGTGCATCGACTACGCGTCCGGCCTCCTGAGTGAAGCGAAATTAGACGACGGTTTGAACGATCAAAACACGGTCGTTTCCATCTGCGTCATACAGCCTCGCGCGCCACATCGCGAGGGCTCCGTACGCCGCTGGACCTTCCGTGCGTCAGACATCCGTGGCCACCTCAACCGCTTGCAGATGTCGGCTATCGATGCTCTTGGCGCTGACCCCAAGTGCTACCCGGAACCGAGCGCCTGCGAAGACTGTCGGGGGCGCACCGCATGCGAGGCCAACCAGCGGGCCAGCTTTCGGGCGGCGGCCCTCGGTCACTCGTCGCAACCGCTTGACATCTCGGCGCACGCCATTGGGGTTGAACTGCGCATGCTGTCTCGGGCCAAACAGTTGCTGGATGCTCGGGTGTCGGCGTTGGAAGAACAGGCAGTCTCCCTCATTAAACAAGGGCACGCGGTCTCTTGGCACGCGATGGAATCCACGCTGGGTCGTTTGGCCTGGACGAAATCGACCGCCGAAGTTTTGGCACTCGGGCAAATGTTGGAAAAAAACTTTGCCAAACCACCGGAACCGATAACCCCCACCCAAGCCAAGTCCCTCGCGCCACAGTACGCCAGCCTGATCGACGCCGCCGCCAAGCGGCCCACCGGTAGCGCGAAGCTCGTGCTCGATAACGGGTCGAAAGCTCGCCGCGTTTTCACCTCTTGACGACCCCGTTAAATCGGGTCATACTTTCTTTCCCTCAACCTAAAAAGGTATTTCTTCATGTCCAAAATCGATTTCGTCTCGCCGGTCGGGCGCCTTGTCCAGGGCAACCCGTTCGAAGCGCAGACCAAGAACAAGGCCGGTGTGCCGCTGACCACGCAGACGGGACAGCCTCGGGTGTCTTACTTCGTGGGTGTCGCCTTCCCCAAGAACGATCCGAACTTTCCGGCCCTGTACCAGTTGATGGTGCAAGCGGCACGAGCGGGTTTCCCGCAACTCATCAACGCCCAAGGTCAAAGCACGCATCCGCGTTTCGCATGGAAGCTCATGGACGGCGATGGCGTGGACGACGACGGTAAGCCCAACGCCAACAAACCGGGCTTTGCGGGCTGCTGGGTGCTCAAGCTCTCCTCGGGCTTTGCCCCCAAATGCTTTTACGCCGGCCGCTACGCCCCGCAGGAACAGATTCAAGACCCCAAGGCCATTCCGCGCGGGTATTACGTCCGCGTGGCAGGCACGATCGAAGCCAACGGCGACCCGAGCAAACCGGGTCTGTATGTCAATCTGAGCATGGTGGAACTCGTGGGCGGTGAGCCGTCGATGATTATCCAAAGCGGCCCGGACGCTTCTGCCGTGTTCGGTGGCGCGGCCCCCCAACTGCCGCCCGGTGTTCCGCCCGTGGCCATGGGTGCCCCGGGAAACGTGCCACAAATGCCGATGGCTCAACCGGGACCGACTTCGTATCCCGGCTCGGCCGGTATTGGTGCACCGCCTGCGGCGCCTTTGGTTCAACAGCCCTATGTCGCACCTGTGGCCGTTAACCCGAACCCGGGTTTCCTGAATGGTCCGGGCACAGCAGCACCCCCGCAGATGGTGGCCCAACCGGGTTTTCCGACGCCGGGCGGTGCCCCCACCATGCCGCAAACCGCGCTGCCGGCGACCCCTGGTGCCTTTACTGCGGGGGTGACTTCTCCGACGTACCCTTCTAGCCTGCCGCCGATGCCCGGTGCCATGGCCGCCCCGGTCGCTCCCGTTCACACGATGACCGCCGCTGCGCAAGGTCACAGCTATGAAGCTTTGGTCGCGCAGGGTTGGACGGACGCAACCTTGCGTCAACAAGGCCTGATGCTGTAAACCCGAGGGGCGACCGTGTGGCCGCCCTTTTCTCTCCGAAAGGTATTACCCTATGACCCCCGAACAACGTGAACGCAAGCAGCAGGCCGACCGCGAGCGTCGCGCCCGCCTGAAAGCACAGGGCCTGGACGCAAAGGCGATCCGCGCTGGCGTGAGTGCGGCCATGAAGAAACCTCGACCCGCGCAGAAAGCGCCAGCGGAGCGGACCCCGAAAAAAGGTGACCTGTACCGCGACTTGCGAAAGATCGACAAGGCCGCTCCGTTGCCCATCCCAGTCACCGCCAAAGAGGTCGCCCCGACTCGGCATCGTGACCGGGGGTACCCCTCGGTCTCGACGATGCGGAAAGCCCACGCCGTGGCAACCCATGAACGCATGCAAGTGATTTCATTCAAGGGCCACGCGCATCACGCGGAGAAGCTGCAGCGCCTGGGCGGCGGCTCATGGATTCGTGCCGCGATCGAAGCCGCCAAGGGATGACCCACGCTAGCCAATACCCCGCCGGAACACGTTTCCGAGCGGGGCTTTCTTTTTCCACGGTCTTACCTGATCTGGACTTTGAAACGTTCTCTGAAGCGGGTTGCTACTACGACCCGATAAAGCGCACGTGGCATGGGCCTCACCGGGCGTCCAAGAACAGCAAAGGGCTCCCCGCAATCGGGGCGGTGAACTACGCGACGCATCCCAGCACGGAGATTCTAACCCTGGCCTACAACCTCAAGGACGGTACGGGCTCGCACCACTGGCGCCCGGACCTCCCGCCACCTCTTGCCCTCATTGACCACATCCGCCGGGGCGGGATCGTGGAAGCTTGGAACAGCGCTTTCGAGTGGTGGATTTGGAACTACGTCGGCACGCGGCGGTACGGATGGCCACCCCTCGCCATCGAGCAGACCCGGTGCGCCATGGCCAAGGCAAGGGCGTTCAGCTACCCGGGCAAGTTGGAAATCGCTGGCGAGGTCATGGGGTTGTCGGTGCAGAAGGACAAGGACGGTGACCGGCTCATTAAAAAATTCTCCGTGCCACAGAATCCAACCAAGGCCAACGGGAACCGACTGCGCGTCATGGCGGCTGACGCGCCCGAAGACTTTCGAAAGTTCGTGCACTACAACGACACCGATATTGTGGCCGAGGCCGAAGCTGCCAGCCACTGCCCGGACCTCGTGGACGAAGAACTGGAATTCTGGATCGCGGACCAGAAGATCAACCGCCGAGGTGTCCACGTGGACGCTGAGTCCCTGCGGGCTTGCGCGGAGATGGTGGAGCTTGTTCTAGAAAAATATGACGCGGAGTTGAAAAGTATGACCGGGGGCGCCGTAGAACGGGCCAGCCAATTGGAACGACTCCGCGCCTTCGTCGCCACACGTGGGCTGTACATCGCGCCCGGTAGAGGGACGATGGATGACGACGCCTTGTCGGAAATTCTGAAGTCCACCCAGCTTGACCCCTTGGCCCGCCGTGCCTTGGAGATTCGACAGTTGGCCGGCAGTGCCTCAGTCAAGAAAGTTTTTGCGATGGTCAACACGCTGTCGCTTTGGCAGCGCCTACACGACCTTTTCAATTACCACGGCGCCCACACGGGGCGTCCAACCGGCGAAGGCCCCCAGCCAACAAACCTCCCCAAGGCCGGCCCGAAGCTTTACCGGTGCCTGTGCGGCCGGCACAGCGGCGTGCACCTCAAGAACTGTGCGTGGTGCGGTTTTCCGGCCGCGCCGAAGCCCAAGGTGGCCAAGTGGGGCCCGGAAGCCGTGGGGGACGTCCTAGAGGTCATCAAGCGCGGACGTCTGGACCTCGTGGAACAAGCCTTCGGAGATGCGTTTTTGTGCGTCTCCGGGTGCCTGCGTGGGCTATTCACCGCCGCCCCCGGTCATGACCTCGTGTGCTCGGATTTTTCGTCCATCGAATCCGTGGTTACCGCCATACTCGCGGGTGAACAATGGCGCATCGATCTGTTCCGCACGCACGGGAAAAACTACGAAATGGCCGCAGCGAAGATCAGTGGCGTACCTTTCGAGGAGATGATGCGGTCACGCGGGTATGACGTGACCCAGCCCGAGTGGTGGGGGCAGAAGGTGGAGGGCGAGCACCACCCCCTGCGCCAGACGTTGGGCAAGGTGTCCGAACTGGCGTCAGGTTTCGGCGGCTGGATCAGCGCTTGGCTCAAGTTTGGGGCCGGTGACTTCATGACCGAGGACGAAATCAAGAAAGCCATTTTGGCGTGGCGCCGTGACTCGCCGGCCATCGTGCACTTTTGGGGCGGCCAGATTCGAGACCTGTTCACCCGCAACGAACGCCCCGAGCTGTTCGGCCTGGAGGGCATGGCCATCAAAGCGGTGTTGGAGCCCGGGGTTGCGCAGCCCGTCAGGCGCCTGGACGGCTCCCACAGTGGCATCACCTTCACTTACGACGGCAAGACCCTGTACTGCACGCTTCCCAGCGGCCGGAACCTGCACTACCACAACGTTGTACTGAGCCCAAATCAACGGAGCTGGGGAGGCCAATACTCGATGAGCTTTGAGCGGTACAACACCAACCCAACGCAGGGCGCCATTGGGTGGGTCCGCGTGGACACCTACAGCGGCAAGTTGTGCGAGAACGTAGTGCAGGCCGTGGCCCGGGATATCCAGCGGTTCGCAATGATTAACTGCGAGCGCCAGGGGTACCCCATCGTGCTGCACGTCTATGACGAAATCGTGGCTGAAGTGCCCGAGGGCTTCGGCAGCGTGGAGGGCCTTGAACGGATCATGGCCACACTGCCGCCCTGGGCAGTGCATCAGGGCTTGCCGTGGCCAATCAAGGCGGCGGGTGGATGGCGCGGCAAGCGCTACCGGAAGGATTGAAGCGCGGCAGCGCAGGGGAGAACCTTTCTCGCCTTTTTAGGCCAGACCCTGAAGAAGCCCGGAACGCCCGGGGGCAGCATGTTCGCCCTCGGGCCGCCCGTTACCCGACGAACGGTAGTTGACGGGTCATACCGGCGCGCATAGTATTACCCCATCGCAACACAACTACTGGAGCAAAGATCATGACCAAACTTGAAATCGCCGCCCGCGCCGCACGTCCCGCTGTTCACCTCGCCACGATGGAAGCCTTCCATTTCGCCCCGCGTGGTTCGTTCGTG